AAAGTAAATCCAGCAAAAACGAGCACTAAGTAATAGGAGGTAAAAATGGGTACATTTCAATTAGCACAAGGAGTTCAGATATCAGTAGATGGTACTAACTGGTATAGCCTTACTGATCACAATCGCCAACCAATTTCTATCACCTATACATTAGTTGAACAATCTGATAGAATGGCTAATGGTACCTTTAGAAAGTATGTAATTGGTAGAAAATTTGTCATTAAAGTAGATTGGAAAGATGTGCCAACTTTGGACTCAAACCTCGTAGACTGGGATGGTAGTACCTTTGGCCCCGCTTGGATAAAATCTTTTTATGAGGCTAATGCATTCAATCCTATCTATGTTAGATTTAATTTTGCTAAAGATAATGCATATCTATCAGGAACCCCAACACCAAATACAATTCCAGATTCAACAAGCTATCAGGATACAAGAGCAACAGGAATTGCTAAAAGTGGACAAACTTACAATGCTTTTATGACAACATTTACGTATGATATATCCAAGAGAATGCCAGGTACTTTGGGGGCAGTTGGATACGACTATGTAAATCTATCAATAGAATTTACGGAAGTATAATGATACCTACAGTTGATAATAGTATATTTTTAAATTCAACTGCAGTAGAAATGCTGCCAATTGTTTCTTGTGAGTTTAATCAAAACCTTTTTAATCCCGCCTATGTTACTGTGGCGGGAACTGGTAATAAAGAAACTGTTACTTTTAATGGTTCTACTCCAACACCTGCATCATCATCAGATGCAAAGCCAGGGTCAGTAACAAGTAAGTTTGCATTTAATGGCTCCCAACTAGTCCTAACATATACTGTTAATACTTCTACACCAGCTCCAGCTTACAAAATAATTACATATGTCAAAACAGATAACTCAACTCCCATTATAGCCAATGCTCATGCCACGGGAACTGCAACACAGTTCGGATCAGCAACTGCAGATGTCAATTCTTTTGGTTATACACCAATAATTACTTATATTGGATCAACAGGTATTGGTGACAATATATCTTCAATTACATATACATTAACATTTAATGCATATACAAGCGATTCCCTTGTTACAGAAGGTGCCATCAATATATTTGTGACTAATCCTGAAGTTTACCAAACAACCTATTTTGACTATCAAAACGGTTCTCTGTGGCCTACTGACAGCCCATTTACGTACTTTAGACCAGGTGAGTCATATGTTGGTTCTGGAAACTCACAGGCAACTTTTCCTTCTAATTTTAGAAAAGTTAATACAACTCTTTTAAATGGTCAAACAACACTTTATGCACCAGTAACTCCAATATTACAAAACCCAACATTTGGACTTGTGTCAGCTCCTACCCCATTTTATAAAAATGCTATGCCAAACTCCCTTGCTCCATATAAGTATTTTGTTTCTGATCCAGGCGACGGAACAAACAATAGTGGACTGACATATACAAATACCACGTATAGCCCAAGTATATCTGCAATATATGAACCAAATGTAAATACAAATAAAATTGTTTTAAAGTTTAATACTACAATAACTGTCCCTACAATATCAGTTAGCTTGGACGGTTCAAGCATTTGGTCAGGTGCGATACCTTCAAATGGGGTTCTAGTTTTATATTATAATGGCAGTTCATGGACTACATCTAACTGGTCTTCTATGCCACAATATAACAATTCGGGAGCTTTGTCTACTTATACTAATTTTAAAAAGATAACTGTTACTCAAACTGCAGTGACTGTAAACTCTAATTTTTCTGGTTTCCCAGCAAGATCAAATTATTTAAAGCAAGACATTTTAAGAATGCATCTTGTGGAAGCTTCACCAAGACTTGAAATAGATGTTTCAAACTATGTCATGGAATTAGACATAAATAAGCAACTGGATTCAAAAAATAACTATATTCCAATTTCATCTATAAACCCAAATGATGCTACCCTAACGTTATCAGCTATTCCTTTTAATGTTGATGGATCTGCAGTCCCAGTTTTTTCAAGTCAAAATGATCAGGCTATAAATGTTTTAACTAATACTTTGAGAAAAAATATTAAATTCTATTTTGGTTGGGAACTTAAATCTTATTTCTTGAATGGTCAAAATTATACTACTAATACTTATATCCCAGCAGGAGTTTATTACTCAAGTGCTTGGGACGAAACTGATATTCAAACTGTAAAGATTACATGTTATGATATTGTAAATTATCTTCAAACGAACCCAGTTCCAGATTATGTATCAAATCTCAAGCCAGTATTTGATACCATCACCACTCTTCTGGACCTTGCTGGCTTTACAGACTACGATTACGATAGTCTTTATAAAGTATGTAACGATAATTCAAGACCGATGGATCTTTATTATTTCTTCTGTAATTCACAAGATTCAACTATTTATGATTCTTTGTCTGAGATATTTTTATCTTATCAAATAGGTGCTTATATAGATGAGTGGGGAATTATGCAGTTTCTCAGTCTATCAGATATCATGAGCAATAATTCTTCTGCAAATGTTGCTTTATCCGATCCAGAAATTATTCAGGGCGGGTATTCAATAACCAATAAAGCTAAGCCAGGAAAGATATCAATCAGATATCAAACACCAAAAGTCTTGCAATCACTTGCTATTCAAAATGCTACTGACCCAACACAGCAAAATTCACCATCATTTATTTATACAACATCTAACGACATCCTCTGGGAGCAAAAAAACTCTGATGCTGTAGGGTTTAACTATCTAAACTCATCAGATAGTATGGGGCCAAATGACAGTGTATTTTCTCTTAATGTAAATGATATTCAAGATATTTTTCACACATACTCTTTAAATGCAGATGGTTATGCTGCAATAGAAAACGAAATAGTTTCTTTTCTTTATAAAGAATATACAATCTCAGATACATCTGGACACACACAAACTGTTTCTGTAAAGAATGATCTTGAGCTTTCAGCAGCAATTAATTCATTCGTCAAAAGGTTTGAGACGGGATTGCAAGTCTCAACTATTGATATTAATGGTTTTCCAACACAAGCTACCGATTATAATATAACTGTAGCAGCAACAGGAAGAATAACAAATGTTCAAAGAGGACTGTTTGGTACTGTTCCTACAAGTCATTCAGCTATTGCTAATGGTGCAAGTTTATCAACAAAGGGCCTGTCAGAAGCCACCCTTAGCCCTAGCTATTCAGTTACACTAAATACTACAAACTCTAACGGCGTATCTTCTTCCTATTCAAATAATAATATTGTAGTCGCAAATCCAGCATTACAAAAAGTTCAGACTACTATACCAACAAGTAATAAAGTATTGATATATCCAACATCTCAAATTGATCCAGGTTTCCATACATATTCTGCAAAATTTGATTTTAAAGATGCTGCAACTTGTGTAAGCTCAGGTATATTCTTTAATATGCCAGTGAGACTTTCGAGTGCAGAAGGTGCGTATTTTGTTGAGTTTACTAGATTTGAAAACTTTAATACCAAAGCAAGTACTTTTAACCCAGTTACTTATGCATGGAACTATGTCTTTTATAATCCCCCACAGTACAAATATTATATATCTATTTATAAGATAGTAAACGGCTCGCCTATCTTGGTTGCATTTGCAGATGCCACGGGTGCAGCAACAAACATAGTAGCTAACTTTGAAAAAATACTTGTAAAGCAAACTGTTTCAGGCTCAGATACATATTCTTATGCAACTGCACAAGACTCTTTCTTTGATCTAAAAGTTGTATGGTCAACTTCAACGGGAGATGACGGAGAAATTCCTGGCCCACTAATTGAGGTATTTCTTAATAACTTTGAAATAACTGGATGGAACTTGCCAAATGGTGGTGTTCCAAAAAAGAATAAGGTCACAAGTACAAGACAGATTGTTTCGTTACCATCAACCCCTTCTTCAGGAACACAGTTTGGATACTTTACAACAACAAATCCATATGTACCTTCAAACTATAATATTCCAGTTCCTACAACAAGTACATTGCAGGGAAGTAATTTTAGAGAATTATACGCAACTTCAAAACCTTTAAGAGAAAGAAGCGTTAGCTACTTCTTCCAAGATAGAGAATTTCTTAATGGATTAATTCAGGGACAGAATTTGTTTGCACAATACTATCACTA